AAACCCTGCCCCGCCGGTGCTAATGCCAAGTAATGCCTGAAAGCCTCGCATTAAGGCCATACGCGCTAAGTCGTTTATAAGCTGACGCATTACGCGCTGAACGGTAGCGCCCACGTCGTCCCAGCCCTTGTTGAATAAATCGACTTGATTTATGGCGTTAAACATAGCACGGTCAAACGCTGTGCCAATGGCGTATCCCAAACTATCAAAATGTTCATTCGTGTCGCCCAGTTCATTATTAACCCCGTGCAGTTCGTCGCGCATCAGTTCAAACATCTCGATTTGCTGCTCTAATTCCGCGCGTCGCTCCGGACTACTTGTATCGGCAAATTGCTGATTTAATTCGGCTAAAATGTCGTTTACTTCGCTAATCGAAACGCCCAGCCCCATGCCGATGCGCTCTTGTAAATCGGTAATGGCTTCCTCAAGCGTTTGGGCTCCGAATACCATGTCCTCAAAAACGTCATCCAGCACAATGTCGTCGCCCGTAAACTTCATTCGCTCTATTTCGTCGAGCAGTAACTGCCGCAGTTCTTTTTGCGCTTCGATATTGCCTAATATAGATTGTGTTTGTCCGTCGATGGCATCCGCTTCGTTTTCGGCTGCTCGCTGACTTGCTATGCGTTGCCCTTCCATCTGTGCAGATTGGCGGTATAAATCTTCAAGCGCTGATTTTTCTTCTTTAGCTGCAACAATAGTCGGGTGCTGTGATTCCTGCGCTCTACGACCTTGCAAAAGCCTGTTTAATTCAAGTATTCGCTCCATTATACGCTCACGCTCTTCGGATGTGCCGACAATCTCTTGTTCTCCTGTTTGGAGTGCTTCCATTTCACGCCTTAACTGTTGGCTGGCTCGGTGCGCTCTGTATAAATGAGCGCTTAACGCTAATACAGCCGCACCAACGGCCAAGTATGGGTTCGCCAACATGACGGCCGTAAGCCTTCGGAACGCGCCAATAAGCGGTGTTACGTTAGTTAATAATCGACCGGTTAGACTTAGTAACGGACCGCCTGCTGCGACAAAGGCACCAACGGCCAAAACCGTGCGCTTCGTGCTGTCATCCATGTCGTTGAATCGGTCGGCTATATCGCGAATGGCCGGAATTGCTCTGTCCTGCAAGAACGGTATCAGTTCGTCGCGGATTAATGGCATAAGCACCATTCCAAATTCACGGCTGACCGCGCCTAACTCCTGCGTTATCTCCGCCCACATATCTTTAAATTCGACCAATTCGGAAATGGTTTCGTCGCCCATCACTAAGCCAAGCTCATGAGCTCGGTCGGTTAGCTGTGCAATGCCATCCTCACCCTGCGCCAATAGCGGTGCAAGTTGAGACGCTGAACGCCCAAATAAGTCAACAGCCAATGCGCTGCGCTCCGTCTCGTTTTCGATTGCGGCAAGTTCACGCAGTACGTCGTTGAACAATTCCTCCATGTTTCGCATCTCGCCCGATGCGTCCCGGGTCGATATGCCCAGCTTCTCCATGTTCGCGCTGGCTCGCCCCGTACCTTGTTCAATCTGTGGTAACCTACGACGAAAGCTGTCGATAGTGCGCTCAACGGATCCGAATGAAACACCCACTTGGTCGGTAACGAACCGAAGCTCTTGTAGTCGTTCACGGCTAACCCCTGTCCGTATCGATGTCTTATCGATTTCATCAGCATAATTAGCGGCTTGTCGTGTGGCGTTGACAAACCCTGCGGCAAGTGCTACAAGCGGACCGGTTACCAACTTGCTCATCGAATCGCCTAAACGCTTCATCGATTTGCCCATTTGGTCGGCTCGCTGTTCGACCTGACGCATACCGCGCTCAAATTGGCTTAACTCTGCTCCAACTACTGCTTTTAAGTCTGCCATTATTTGATGCGCCCTTTGCGTTTAAGTTTTGCTAATCGTTTCTTTCCCCGCTCGATTATATCACGTTTAATCAGTTCTGGTGTGTCATCGCGCGTTGTGCCTTTAATATCGACAAATCCCAAGTCTTTTAATTCAGGCTTTTTGCCACGAAACTTTAGACTTGATGCCGTGAAGTTTGCTATTAGGGCTAATTGATTACCCCTGTTTATTTCGCGCATAGTTTTGAGATACGTTCGCTCTTCTAAAAGAAAAAACTCGTACCACGTTATGCGCTCAAATTCATGCAGACTTAATCCGTGTCTGACAACTCCTGCGTACTCTGCCCGCTCGAAATCGTCTCTAAGGTCTTTTTTTTTGCTTCGTCCTTCTCTTCTAATACCTTAACAGCCTGCTCATACACCTCAAGCTGTTTCGGTGTCATCAGTGACTTGTGAATAGACGAAACGACATCGGCGACATCAGTATCACGAGCGCGTTCAATCCAGTCAGCTACATCCTCGCGACTAAACCCGGGACGGTTAATGTTTGTCCCGTTTTTAAGTCGTGAACCTGCAGCCAAACCGCAGTAAATCAAATCGGATAAATGGCCGTCGTCCAACGCACTTTCGCCTTCTGCGTTTGGTGTAAACAGCTGAATCAACTCGTTACGCGTTAGGCCAGTTAGTTCGCACCATAAGCGCGTGGCGTTTATGCCGAAGCTGTAATATAACTTCTGACCGCCTAACTCAACGTAGCCTTCGCCTCTGTACGGATTAAGACTCATCTTCTACTTCGATTTTATCGTCAATTTGTAGCGTAATGTTACCTGCTGCGATTTCGTTACGGTTGAATGTGTACGTCGCATCTGCTATGTAGGCATCGAAAACGTAATACTTTGCAATAGCATTATTAGCCGGGTCGCTGCGTCTGAATGTGCAGGTTACTTTCGTTTTTGCAATCTGTGCGTTCAGAATCGACTTGGCACCGTCCTCGCCGGACTGATTGTCCTCGGTAAATAAAAAGTTAATCGTTGCTGTACCGCCGTAGTCGCCCGATATCGCATCCTCAAAGTTGCCACTTGTTCGGCTCGTACCGTCCAAGCGCGTTGCATCGATGTCAACGCTTATATCGGTGCTACCAAATACTGCGTCGCCGTCTATAAATAGGTTAAAGTCTTTTCCATCAAATTTCATGATACAGTCAGCGCTCCCGTGCCGTTTAGTGTTATGGAACCCGTTGCAGTTGCGTTGTCGTTAGCAACTAAGCCTTGCGATTCGATTAAGCCTGCACCGGTTAAAAGTGTTCCGCTACCGTTGGCAAATTCAAACTCCTGTTTTGCCCCGCTTTTAAGCAGTTCAGTAACGTCGAAAATGGTCAGACCGCCTTCGCCCAGCTTAACATTAATTTCGGTTGATAGGTTAAAATTAATCTTACCCGGCTTAAACGTGCGAACGTTTCGACCGTCCTCATCCACATCGCCTTTACATGATGTTTCGAGCATATTAACCGATACGTTAACCGTCGTTCCCGTTTCGCATGCAAGCGTTACAAACGCTCCGCTTTCGCCTAATGGTCTAAGCGATAGCCTGTAATCACTACCGTTTTTTAATGGTTCAGCCATAATCTGCCCTAATTAGTTTGGTTTTTGTCGCTAACTTCATGAAAGATACGCAAATTAATAACAAATTGCGTTCCGTCCTTAGCAGCGATAGTTTGTTTATTCGTTCCGTCTAATGTCGCTGTGATAATCTGCCAATCGTTGCTCGGTTGCGGATACGGCTTTTGACACATTATTTCGGTTATTTCGGATGCTATCTGCATGGCTTGAGCGAATCCGCCCGCATTGCCTAAAAACCTCGTTACGATGTTAAGCGATACGGAAACATCGAATCCGCGTCTAAATTTCGTTTCGGCCGCCCCTGTTTGGCTTATAACGTCCTGAATCCAAACGTATGGCCCCGTTTCGTTTACATCCACTTGGTCGTAAACGGGAACGCTAATGCCCGATAGCGCCGCGAAATAATGCTTTTGTATGTCTAAGTCAGGCAGTCTCACTTATAATCTTTTGAAGGTCGTTAAGATATTGTTTGCGCTCAGAAAAAAATGCAGGATACAGAAACGGACGCGCTGGTAGGTTAACCTGCTTTATTCCTTTGCCTTTAAACTGCCATGCGAAGTCTCGTAATTCGCGCGGAACCCGAACAAGCGTTCCTGTACCAAATTCCACATACGGCGCGTAATGCTGTTCAACATTCGTTTCTGAACTTAACCGATCTGGAGCGTTGTAATTGCGTATCGAGTTTTTTAGAAACCCAAACTCGACCGGAGTGTTTAGCCTCGCTTCGCGCTGAATATTATATCCTGCCTGAACGGTGCGCTTTTTAATCTCCTCGCGAACGGTAAATTTGTATTTTTGGACCTTTTTCTTAAAGTCCTCAATGCCCTCAAAACTAAATCGAAATTCTGCCTTTCTCATGACCGCGCCACTTTGATTAACAGTTTTTCGTTAAATTCGTTTTTGTTATCAACGCTGTGAATAACGTACCGCGTACCGCCGCGTTTGAAGTAGTCCCCAACCTGCGGATAGGGTTTGAAGTAGTCCGTTTCCACAATATGCGTAACGTCCTGCACCATCTGCCCTTCTTCGTCCGTCCTGCGGTTCGTGGCGTTGCGTACCTTGCCGTATATCAGTTTAATAAACTCTTCCTGCTCGGTTGCACCGCCTGAATCGTTCGGGACGCGCACGGAGCGGAACAGTTCAAACGCTTTTTTAGTTGCTATTTTGTCGCGCGTAAACATTACAGGCTGACCGGACTAATCATTTGCTTTATTTCGGCCGTGACCGTGTGCATACCGCTCTGTTGCTTGCCCATTCGTTGCATATACAGGTCGGCCGCCAATTTCGCTACGGCTGGTCGTATATACTGTTGCTCTTGCCCGACCGGGTCGTATCCGGCTGTGTACTCGACAATTAAGCCAAAGTCGGTATTAAACCCAAACGATACACTAAACTGCCGATTTACTATTTCGATGCGCTTTAGACCGTTCTGATTCGTTACGATATACTCGTTGCCTTCCGTTAACTCTTCGGTTTCGCCGTTTGCATCTTGGCGCTTAACGCTGTGAATTCCTGTAACTGGACCGAATGGAATGGGCGCGAAGCGGTCGATATGTTCGTAGGTCGTACGAAGTCGCTCCGGTGAACAGCAGAAGTTACCCCATGTTTTGATTCGTTGTTGTGCGGACTGAATTATATCGGTCATCACGTCTGAATCCAGTTCAAATTCGGACTCTTCGCGAATATACCGCTGGAAGTACGTTCGATCTACAACAGGAACGCCCGATTCGATTACAACGGTGCGTTGCCCGAGCGGTCTTTTGTAGCTGTGGCGGTATGTGCGGTTTAGGCTTTTACGCATTAAACAATTCCGCTTTGCGTTCGTCCGCTTCTTTCTTGCCTTTTACTCGCTCCACTTCCTGTCCGTTTCGCATTATTGCAAACATCGGACCGCCTACGTGCTGAACACTTAGGTCTGACTGTGCAGGAACTACATTTTTGGTTTGATAACGCTGTTGTGATTTAATCAATGGTTTCCTCCGTCGTATCATGTGTTCTGCATCGCGTCGTGGCAATGCAATGCTATCTCCGGGCGCGTAACTTTTACCGCCATAGCTGAAATGATTGATTACTATGTAATATTTGTCGCTCATGGCTGAATTTTAAGTAAAAGGGACGGACCGTTAAGCCCGCCCCTTTTTGATTAGTCTACGATTCTTCAGGGAAGTCGCCGCTTACATAAGCGTTTGGCAGGTGGTTAGCCTGAATCATACGCTCTTCTGCAAGTACAACAATACCGTTCTTAATGAACAGGTCGTCGTGGCTGTCGGTGAATCGAATCTGTGCGGATCCAATTACAGGACGTAGCTGTGAACCGAGAGCGAAGTTACCAACGAGGAATGTTCCGGCTGGCTGGTCGTTCTGCGGTACCACTGGAAGTCCCCACATACGTGGAGCAGCAGCGGCACCCGGGTCGCCAAGTACATAGCGGAAATCGGCAGCGCCAACCTTTAGCGTTTCGATGTTACCCCAATCCACTGTGTTCAGTACGATATGGGTCGCGAAGTAGTCCTCGGCATTAAGCTGGGTCATTGCATCGCGAATAACGTCGATAATGTTGCGGTCACCTTGTCCTGTTGGTGCTACAAAGTTACGCGCGACGGTGTTTATTCCTTCGAGCGTTCCAGCTGTACCTGCACCGTTTAGGATTTGGTTGTTAGCAAATCTGCGAACAGAATATAGCAGACGGCCATTGATGTCAGCGCGTAGATTCGTAACGTCCTCGAAAGACTGGGTCGAAGCTACGATAAAGTCAGCCATTGTTGCCGGGCTGTACTGCACCAATTCGTAGTTAATCTGCGACTTGTTCTTGCTTGTTAGCTGTGTAGTCTGATAACCTGCGTTACCGAACTTAGCTTCAGCGGTTGAACTTGATTCCACTTCACCGAAGTAGCTTTGACGCATGATTTCCAATACACCGCCCGAAATAGGGATGTTTGGGATAATGTCGCGCATCGAAAGCTGTCTGTCCGGATCGCGGTAGAAGTTCGGGTCGCGTGTAAGGTCCACAACTTGCCCAGCTGAACCGTCGTTGTCGCTTACAAGGTCAGGAGCGAACGATTTTTGGCTAAAAAACGAACCGTCCAGTTTGTAGCTTTTGCCTTTCAGGTTGTACGCATCGAATCCTTTTGGAGACTCTTTGTCGTAGCCCATAGACTTAAACAGCGCGTCGCTGATAGTCTGGCGCTTCTCGCGATGGTTCGCCTTACGCATTTCGGCGGCTTTCGCATCGGCCTCAAGCTGTTTGATTTTAGCGTTGAATCCGTCGATTTTGTCGCCGTGGTCCTTTAAAGCCTTTTCGATAAACTCTTTAGTCTCGGCGGTTGCTGTTCCAAGTTTAGCGCGCTCATCGTCGTGCTGTTGGAACTTTTCTTGTATGTGGTTGAATCCTTTTTTGAGCGATTCCTGCATTTCTTTAACGCCTGAATCCGCTCCGAACTCAATTTTTAAATCTGACATAGTTTGTCACCTAAATTTTTGAGGAATTGTATGTGTTCGGTTTGTTCGTGCGGCTCAGGTGCAGATTCGTGCTGCGGCGTGAGTGCAATATCAGTTTTTAATTTACGCAATTTAGCTTCTAAGTTCAACAAGCATTCATCTGTAAGGTTTCCGTGCTTTACGACCTTAATCATTGCGTCTATTTGCGATTTTACCTTGTTTGGGTCGTAATTGCTCTCATCATAATGCATCGAAGTAATAACGCTCATATCGTTATCAGCCAGCGTTACGACGGAACCCTCGAACAACTTACATTCGGTCATGCGATACGTTTCTTTTTGCTCTTCGTAATGTCCGCGCATCACTTGAAACCCGACGCTGTTCTCGTCAAGTACGCCTTCTTCGATTAGCGTCATGGTGTCCTGAATGTAACTGACCGACTGCAACCGCTCCGATACGTCAACGACGAAGTGCAGTTTGTTGTCTGCCGTGTACAGTTCGGTAAATTTCGCAATCGGACTGGTGATGTCGTGCTGAAGGACGTAACGCAAACGGTTAGCGCCTTGCGGTCCCATCTCTTTTACAGTCTTGTCCCATGCAGTCGCCGATATAACGTCACGGGACGAATCAATGTACTCCATCACGTTTAAATAGCCCTTGATTCGGGCTGATTTCTTATCGACATCGGTAAAACCACCGCCTTGCTTTTGTAGATAATGCCCTTGCAGGTCTTTTTGTTTAGTAGCGCTCATATCGGCTTTTGTTTGGGTATTTGTTGTCTAAAAATTTGTGAAGTGATTTGCTCCAACTCGAAGCGCACAAACTAAGAAAAGCCCGGCCATCGGTCGCTTTTGCCCAGTTCGTGTGAGGTGCGTTAATTTTCGCGTCGTAGTCGATTTCTATTTTTGGAAACTTATTGTTGATATTGCCCGTTAGCGTTTTAAAAGCGTGTGTTTCGCCTTTGTTCGTTTGAGCCATAACATGACGCGCTTCGGGTATGCTGAAACTGTGCGGTGTGTGTCGGTCGAAACATAGCCAGTCCGGGCCGTATATGTCGCACAACGTCTTAAAAACACGACCGCTGTATGTGTTTTGCGTTATGCGCTCCGTACTCGCAAGCGTACCGAAGTAATGCGTTGCGTGTCGATACGGCTGAAGCAGGATAAAGTCGTCATTCATGTAAACGTAGTCGCCATCAGGTAGCTCTTCGGTCATTACTTTAGCTTTCCATGCCGTATTCTGCACCTTGTGCGGGAAAAGGTCTTTAACCGCTATAAACTTATTAGGCATAACCCAGTCGTACATTTCGCCCACAATGTAGACCTTCGCATCGGGATGGAACGTATCGACGCTTCTCAAGCTGTACCGCAGTTCAAGCTGATCGGTTCGCTCTGTTCCTTTGCGTAGTATGTAGACGAAGTTTAGGCTCATAGCACCTCATACCCGACCGAACATCGGCAATTTATCGTATTTTCTGCGCTCGCTCCGTAGCTGTTATCGCCGGGAAAGTCCAAACGGTCGCCGTCGTCCATTACGAATGGTTCGTTTAGCTTAACGGTTTGCCCATCGGCTAAAAAATGCGATTCGCGCGTATTTTCTTGCATCGCTGCAATCCATTCTTTATTCATGTCGTAGCCCGTAGCCTTCGCTCCGTACAAATCGCCCGCGTTCGACGCGCATATTACTTCGGTTCTGACGATTCGGAGCGTTTCCCATTCGAGCAGGTTCGGCGCGTTTATGGCCGATGCGATTTCAGCCGCACCAAGTCCGGAATAAAGCAGTCGGGTAATTTCGTTTTGTAAAAACACCTTAACCGTGTTCGTCGTTGTTGTAATTAACGGAAAACGGTTTTGGTCGATGTAGAACGTGAAGTATTCGCTTGCTAACGGTTCGATTTGTTTACGGCGGTACGCTGGAATGCGTTTCAATCGGTTGTAATTCGTTTCGGCGAAATGCGTCCCGGTAACTTCGTAAATACGGCCGTAGTCGTTGCGTAGCTTGTAGCTTAATTGGCTGGCCGGACTTAGTGCAGCGTCGCCGGTGCTTCCCTGTTCGATGCGTTGTGCTACCTCGGACTGTATCGACCGCATTGTTGCTCGAATCAATCGCGTTGCAGCGGCGTAGAACGGTTGGCGTTCACGTTCCTTTCTGAGCCACATGGCATCTTTGTAACTGAACCGCGTCGGAGCAGCTGTATTACATTTCAGGCACATCGGCTACCATCCCCCGTAATCTTAAATCGCTGTATCGCATATCGGATAGCATCGGGTCGTCGGGCTGGTCCATGCCTAATTTGTCCCGTGCTTCGCCGAGCGTAATTAGGTCAGCTTGCCATTCACGGACGACGCGCTGGCTCAATTCGTTCATTTCGTCCTGTAACGCTTCAACGCCTGAAATGTCGTAGTCGATGTAATATTTCCCGCCTTCACATAGCCCGTCCCTATGGAATCGGTTCAGTTCGTCGCGTCTGTCATCGAGCGTTGGAATAATAGCGGACTGGTACGCATAACGAACGGCCTGTTGGAAGTTGGCGTGCGTCTTTTGCGAACTGTCGCCCATTAGTTCGGTCGGCCAGTTAAGCGCTAATGCAATTTGGTTAGCGCTCATTTGAATATGCTGTAACGCCTGTGCATCGCGTGTATTAATGCCGAACGATACATACGTCATTTTACCGGCTCCGCCCAATACCTGCGGAACGCCCGCTAAGTTTTGGTCGCGCTTTTGTTCGAGTAAGCTGTCCTGCACGGCCTGTACGTCCTCGCTTCCAACGCCTTCCTCAAAGTTAACTACGCCTTTGGTGTATCCGTTGTTTTCGGCCAATACCTGCATCCAGTTGGTAAGTGCGGTATTTTCAAGTACCGCCTTAATTGCGGGCTGTATCGGTGAAAGTCCGCGGTAGAAGTCGTCCGGGTTAAAGTATTTCGAGTGCAGTATTTGATGCTTCTGAATGTTTTGGTCGGATAAGTTTTTAACCGACTTGTACCCAGCTATCGGATTTTGGAAGTCGTCGCCGGGTATTACCTTCATGTCCCACGGATCGAGCAGGAACGTCCTATAAAACTCGCTGCTGTTCTCATCGTCCGGAATACCTATCTCGAACGTTTCGCCCGCGATGTCCTTCAATATAAACAGTCCGGTGTTATACTCGGTAGCCGACTGCGCTTTGTTCGGCTCTTGCAGAACCATGTTTAGCGGATGCGATTCGGTCAGTTCATACGCTTTGGAGCGAATGTCGCGGAACGTGCGAAGGTTTTTATTTTGCAAATAGCTTTTTCGGTGGTACTGCTTGTGTGCTTTTTCATCCTTTACTTCATAGACGCACCACGGAATGGCACCGGCCCATCCTGCTTTTTGCTTTATCGCGCTGTAAACGTACACATTGCCGTTGTATCCTTTCTCGGCAAAGCTGTGCGTATCGGAATAGGTTTCGGCCTTAAATATCACGTCTTTGCCCGTCAGGTTCGCAAACCCTCGTTTGTCTATCGAAGTAATAACGCGCTGCGCTAATCGGTCGAGTATATAGTTTATCATCTGCGGGCTATAAATAGTTTTTGTTTGGGCGTTTGCAGTTTAGCTTGAACCGCATAACGTATAGCATCTATGCCGTGATTGTACGCATCAATCGGTTTATTCATTGCTCTACCGTTTCGGTCTTTTTGCCATGTGTATTGAGAAAATTCTTGAATTAAGTCTTTAGACTTAGCCCAAATATACAAATTATATCGCTTTAATGCGTCGATACCGTTCATGATGCTATCTTTGCCTTTCTGAGCCGGTTCGATGCGCCATCCTAAACGTCGAAGCTCCTCGATTGATTTCGGCTCGGCGCTGTCCGCTGTTATTATATTATCAAAGTTGAATCCGATTTGCTCTAAGCGTTTTGCAATGTCCTGATTCGTTAAACCCGTTTCGTAGATGTGCTGCCGGATGTAAAGCGCTCCGGCATGAAGCGATACCTCAATGAGCGTCGTTGGGTCGTTGGTATAGCCAAAGTCCATCCCGTAAATAGTCCACTTCGGATCCGTTGGCCATTGGTTGGTTTGCTTCCAATCGGGGAATACAAGGCCCTCAAGTCGTGCGACCTTACCCAATCCGTACACGTTCCATCGGTATTCGTCCGCTGTCCCCCTGGATGTGTTTTCGGGAGTGGGCTCATACTTGCGGATGCCGTCAATAACCGACTGCTTTAAAAACGGGTTATCTAAAAATGTGGTGCTAATCCATACTGTTTCAGGGTCATATTGCAATTTCTCATGCGCCCAAAATTCAGCCGTTGGGTTGAAGTCAATAATAGATAACCGACTTGTTCTTACGTTAAGTTCTTCAAATATAGTATAATCAACACCGTTCGCCTCGTTCACAAACAAAATATCGCGTTTTCCCTGCTTCGCATCCTGCTGATCTTCTCTTGAATCAAATTCCATTATAGCCCCGGTCGAAAAAGTAAACGTCATTCTCGACTTGTTCCAATCCGTTATGTGGCTTTTTATGAACGGGTCTGATTCAATTATTTCCTGTGCGTCTCGGTATGGGCCAACGGTAATATTTGGCCTGTCCTGCCCTGCAATGGTGATGATATTCTTATGGTAACAGCTTATGGTGAGAAGGGCCTGAATGATGCTGTAAGTTTTTCCGGAGGATGTGCCGCCACTATGAACGAGCATTTTATTGCCCTCTTCGTAGCAATCCATCACGGATTGAAACACCTTTGTAGGGCTATTCGCTATCGGTCTGTTTTGAGCCATCCATTACGAATTTAGGCATTGTTAGCTTTTCGCCCTTCGTCGTGTGGTCGATGTGCTGTTTACTCTTACCATAGGCGCGGTCGAGCAGTTCCTGAATAGCCCGAACATCGCCCTTAATTGCCCTGTTGCGTAGTGCTTTTAACACGGCATCAAGCGCTTTTAACCCGTCCTTTTCTTCATTCAATACCTTTTCGAGTGCTTCGGAAATGTCCGGCAGTTTGGGACGGCCCGCATCCCCCGGGCGCTTACTGAAATCATTAATTCCAGCGTTCGGGTGTTCATGTATTTTGCCTTTTCCTCCTGCCATAATTCGATATTTATTCGATATTTTTAAGCCACTTGCGCGTTGCATAAAATGAACTGTCCGGGTCGTATGACTCCGATGTGCTTTGCTCCGCTCTTACTTTCGTCAGTGTAGTTCGTGGCATAAGTTCATTCATCAAGTGTATATGCAATTGCTTCATTTTTCCCATAAGTATATAATAAAAATAATCCGGCAAACTTTCACGCCTGCCGGATTCTGTTACCCACGGAATTAAAACGGTAATGCCTGATCGGATTCGGGTTGTGGCGCTTCGGTTTGTTTTGATCCTTCAGGCTTGTAGTCGTTAAGGGAAAAATAGTATTTTCCATTTCGGGACTCCTTCATGTCGAGGTTCACCCATTCGCCGTCCTGCTGCTGGAGCCATTCGATTGCATCGGCTCGCTTTAGGCTAATTGCACCCTTTACGAAGTCGGGCGCGTTGGGATGTGGTTTTTTGGCGAATATGCCATTTGGTAAGTCGGATTGTGGCATGTGGTTTTATCTCCGTTTGTTCGTGGTTAGTGTTACTCAATATCGTCTAATTTCTGCAATTCTGCAAGTAGCTGGTCGTGCGGTAATTCAGCCACCGCAGCCGCTACGAATAAATAGCGGTTCTGGTCGGTCAGGTAAGGTCGGAAAGTCTCGAACAGGTCGGCCATCTCGGATCGGGTTAGGGTTTGCTTGCTCATTCGCAAATAGCCAGCGAAATGTCGTTTTGCTTCGGGTTCGGTCATGCTCGCATCACTTCATTTACAATCTGTTGGAATTGCTCAAAGCTGTCGCATATGTGGTAAGCGAATCCGTGGGCGGTGATTTTGCTTTCCCATTTCTTCTGATCTTTGGTTTGCCGTTCTCCGGGTAGTTTCATTTCGATCATGTGCGCCCGGCCTTTCCAGTACAGCACCATATCGGATCGGCCCTTCTGTAACCCCATCGATTTATTACGAGCTCCATCGATTTTGTTTTTTGAATTGTTCAAATTGTAGCAAAGTAACTTCCTGATTTCTGGAAGGTTATTGTGTGCCCATAAGTAGCAATATGATTGTAGCTGGGATTCACTTTTGAAGTCGGGTATTTGCATATTTAATTTGAAATAGATGAAACACATTGAAACAGAAGATTTCGTGTTATCTGTTTCACCATGTAAGTTGTTGTTTTTTTATTTATTTGAATTGCTACTGAAACAGTGAAACAGAACTTTAGTAAAAAAAGAGTATATATAGGAATAAATGTTTATGGGTTTCATGTTATCTTTTTTTTAAAGTATTTTGAAAGTATGTTTTTTATCTGTTTCACTGTTTCAGTGCTTCCATATAGTAATGTTTTTTAATTACTTAATAATGAAATAGAACTATATCTCATCCCATTCCATAATATCATCCGGAACAGTCTTGTTCACATTTCTTCGAGTTCCATCAGTAAAAGAAATAGAATAAACCTGTTTCATTACACCATCAATTCGCTGGCCATTCTTTTCATACCCAAGTTTTTTAAGCTCCATACCAAGTTTTCTTATGTTTAACCTTTGCTCAGATCGTTTTTCTATATAATCCTTAATCTCTGTAGCCGTAACAAGCTCTAAAGATCCCTTATTAGGCGGCATGCAATACTTCATAATTAAATCTGATTCTGCAGAAGCTTCTTCAAAAACTGCAGTCTGAGAGTTCAAATTATCTATGTCTGCCCGACTTAGCTGATATTCTTCACCATCCTTGAATGCGTGATAAGCTTCAAGCCATA